CGTGCAGTCATCTGGCTGACCGATGGCTATCTCGATGGGAACAATGCAGTCGTGCCTTGCGCTGCGTTGTGGGGCATCGTTGACAACGAGTCCTTCGTTCCTCCGCAAGGCAAAGCAATCCACATCAAAGGACGGATTTAATCATGGATCAACTCGACCTCTTTCAACCAGTGTCACTTTCTTCTTACCGCAAACAGGAGCGCATCATGCCTACTACCAAACCAGTTCAGCAGTTAGCTGTAACAACTAAAACCATCGAGCAAGCCATCAAGCTGCTCAAAGCAACGGGCTGTCAGTACAAAGTCATCGACTCAGTGGGCAATGAGTACGGTGAATTAGAGGTGGCTGAGAAAAAGAAAAAGCGCAGCAGTATGTTCCAGTATGGGGAGCTGACCAAGCACTTCAAACCACATGTCGAAAACGTAGCAGTCGGTGATGTGGTGGTCATCCCTATGGGCAAATACGATTACAAAACCTTGATCAGATGTCTGTCTGCATGGTGCGCCACTAATTGGGGGAAGGGAAACGCTAAGACCTGTCGAGCAGGTGACACGATTCAAGTACTGCGCTGCGGTTAAACAAACGGGACAGAAATCTGTCCCATATAACTTTACAAGGAGAAAACTATGGGCTATCGATCAGACGTTTCGTACGTCATTAAATTCAAATCGTTTGGTGATCGTGAAGCGTTTATATCGCTCATGCTGGCTAAGAACGACCCCGACATTTATCAAGCTGTTAATGAGACTAAGTACGACTACAAAGAAGAACCGCTCATCACTTTTGAAGCGGATGATGTGAAGTGGTATCCAGACTACCCTGATGTCCAAGCGCACGAGCAGTTATATAAAGACGCGCATGAGTTGTTTGAAGCTGACTATCGCTTCCTCGCTGTTGGTGAGGACGGCGCTGAGACTTTTGACGAAATAGATAACAACGGCGGGATGTATGACTACCTTTACGCAGTACATCGTTTAGCAACTAACTTTGGAGAGTAATCATGTCATTTTCAGCAAACGTATGGGCATTACCCGCAATCACAACGTACGAACACGCCAAGAAGTGGTTTGATAAAACACCTAAGCCTCCACGTTCAAAGAAGTGGAGCGACCACGAGCGACCGCTCAAGAATGTATCATCGTGGCAGTACAGGCTTGAGCGCGGCGAAGATGACGCCTACTTCGATGTGTGCCTGTATCACACCAAGATGATCCGCTATCTCAAGCCCGATCAGCACGGCTATCGCGTTGTGTATATCCGTGGGTATGACACATTGACTTCTCGTAAGTTTATTGCACGGAACGTGGGGGGTTGCTACGGTGGACAGGTAGCAAGCTTTATGGGTGAGGACGGCAAGCAGTATGTCGTACCGTTTAACCATCACGTGCATCATCACTACAAGCGTGATCATCCAGAGATCAAGCACGAGAACGAGTTGTTCTCAGCCATGCTCACGTTCACTTCGACAGGCAAACTCGTCGTCAGTGCATCCGATCACATCCCTGTGCACAAGCGTGTGGTGTCTGATGAGCGTAGACAGGAACGTGCTGCGTTCCGTAAGCAGATTGAAGTCATCAAGCTTTTGGCAACGTATCGCTTGGATTCATACCGTGAAAACGCGCAGTGGGAAGCACGCAGCTCATTCGGTAAATCACTGGCAACTACAGAGATAAATAACTTACAACGTACCCTTCGCATCAGCGAGCTAGAGGAGCAGACCGAGTTCATCCTCAACGAGTTGGGTCAGCTTGTTTTCGATAACTTGTACTCAACGTATCTCACAAACAATGACCTGATAAGTGGCAGTCGTTACTCGATGCGCGGTATGTCACTTCGTGACTCTCCAGAGGCACATGCGTCTAATATTACGACTAAGCAGTTCCTCGCTGCGCTTGAACGAGCGTTATTAAAAGCAGTCAGACTCGATGAGCCTGACACGCTTGAGGCACTGCCTAAATTTGCTGAGCTACCACGTAAGTTCTTTTGGTAAAGGAAAGCTATGAAAGATATAAGCGAACATCTTATGCAAGCACACAAACAGTTAAAGCTTGTGTACGAATACGTTAATGAGCGGCAGTATGAGCAAGCATCACATCATGCAGAAGAAGCGCTGTTTCACTCACGCTGTGCAGTGTTATGGTTAAAGGAGCGACTCGATGACCCCACAGCCCCTGACCGATAAGCAACTCAAGGTACTCAAGTACGTTAAGAAACGAGCGACCCCGTCAACCGTGAGAGAGATTGCGTTGCAAGTGAAGCTAGACAAGAACACTGTCTATTCATTGATGACCAGACTTACGCGGTTGGGGTGTGTTGAAAGTTTCTTAAAGAAAGATCCCGACAGGCCGTACATCACGGCAGAGCGGCACTACAAGTTTATAACGATGGAACCTACAAAACAGGAGAAGCTATTTCAGAAAAACGAAGACCAGATGTATTGCAAGAAGTTTGCCAAGACAAGGGTGACCATACCCGAACCTTTTTTCAGTGATCCATTCAACATGACAGGAGCTAGAGATGCAAATAAAGACAACAAGCGAAAGCACAAACGTACTCGAAACGTTCAAAAGACAGTGGCGTCTTCTTAAACAACCGTACCCGTGGAAAGATCCAAAAGTTGTTGCAGAGCGCAAGCGTATTGCTGCACTCGACAGAGCGCGTATTGAATTCAGACTAAGTGGAGGTGTGGAATGAATGACTGGGATGTAGAAACGATGCTTGAACACTTGAAATTACGTGACAAGTTTGCCAAAGCTGCCATCACGGGAATCCTTGCGGGCAAGTGGGGGCAGATGCCGCAGTACAAACCAGAAGAAGCGTTTGCAGATTTTGCATACCGCGTGGCTGATGCCATGCTCAAGAGGAGAGAACAACGTGAGCCTTTTGAATGATCTGTTTGCCGAAGCCCACGACGAGGTGTTACAGGAGTTGTGGGACAGAAACTTAATCAAGATGTGGCGATCACCACGTCATTTGTACACAAGCAAAGCAGTTCCTATGTTTGTGAAAGAAAACAATATCACGTACGAGAAGTTCAACACACTCAAACGTACGCCACGCTATCAGAAACAACAACTCACAACTGTTGCGCGTTTTATAGCAGCGTACTTACCCAAGCTCAGCGATAAGTTGTGGGAGAACAAGATGACTGAGGACGAGCTTGTTGCGTGGTTGGGTAAAAGCAAACTCGATACGATGATGACGATGGTTGACGATGATAAGACAAGGGAAGAAACAAGAGACAAACGCCACGTCAAGCTAAAGTATCAACAGACAATGACAGAGGGAAGAGTAGACGGGCGTTGGTATGACGGACATCTACGCAGTTCGTGGACAACAGTAAAAGGAAAAAGTAAATGAGTTTGATGAACTTAAACAAACCAGCAGACACAGAAACACAACCTATATTTATTTTGCGCGGTGTGCCGTACTACCCACACTATGTAGATCCTCACAAATGGGTAGGGCCGGGGCATTGGACAAAGCGTGAGGAGTACACCACGACTGAGTTAGCAGAAGCACACGCACGACTCACGACGATGCAGTTATGGAAACGATCATGGACGAATGAGGTGAAGGGATGGAGAATTTTATAGTTTGGGGGTTTGGGTTCTTGGTTGGTTACATATTAGGTGTACTCAAAGGCAGACGCAGCATTGTGCAAGAAGCACAAGAGCTAGTGGCAAACGCAATCATGGAGGTAAGAAATTATGAACGATCCCGTAAACCATCCTAAACATTATACCGAGCACCCTAGCGGTGTGGAGTGCATCGAGATTACCGAGCACATGAATTTCTGTGTAGGGAATGCTATTAAATATCTTTGGAGAGCTGGCCTGAAGGGTGAGCAGGTTGAGGACTTGCGTAAAGCACGTTGGTATATCGACCGTGAGATTGCACGGATACTAAACAACGCAGACGAGCCTCCCTTTATGAGGAGGAGTAAGGAATGAACTGTAAAAAAGGTTTTGGAAACTGTACCCCCTACCTTAAAAAACGATTTGCGGTTAAGTTTTCATCAGAATACGTTGAAACACACGCACACCTTTTAACCCCCCGCGAAAAAAAAGTTACAGAAGAATGTGTGTTCAAAAATAGAACCTACAAGGACGTAGGTAAAGATTTTGATGTATCCCAAGAAAGAATAAGACAGATACTTAGCAAAGCGTTTCGTATATTGAGTAGGAGTTACAAAGTAGAAACAGGAGAACAGCCCCATGAGCCCTGACTATAAGTTCGCCATGCTTGCCGCATGGCTTGAGGGTTACGCCGAGGGCTTGCCCGACTACTGCACTGCTGAGAAGTTCAAGATCAAAGAAGCTGCTGAGTTGTTAATGGAAGTGTACGAACAACGCATGAAGGAGAAAGAAGAATGGAAACAACATGCGGGGGATAGAGCATGAGCGAGAACAAGAATGCAAAGACACCAACGGATGGTGGGGCAGCGTTCCCCCTTGCACATTCGTACCTAATCCAATCAGGCATGTCCCTGCGTGATTACTTTGCAGGGAAGGCGATGCAAGCACTGGCGCAGGGGAATTATTTTGATGCAACCGCGAGGCAGGCTTACATGATTGCAGACGCGATGCTGAAAGCGAGGGAGCAATGAGCGATTCATACGATGATTACGAGGCGCAAATGCAACTTGCGGAACACGAATGGGAAATGGTGAAAACTGAACACGACCGTGCCGTCGAGTTAGGGAAAGCGTATGAGCGTGGCTGGAATGCAGCATTAGCTCAGCGTGAATGGGTACCCGAAGCCTTGCGACTAGCTGATGCTCTGGACGCTGAGTTTGTGCAAGGACGAATAAGCAATAGCACGGGCAGGGAATCAGCCGTCGAACTGCGCCGGTTGCACGAAGCACTGGAGATAGAGCAAGAGCCGGTGGCGTGGATATCAGAGGGCGGCGATGTGTCTCGTAGTAAACGGTATATGGATGAAATGGGATTTAAATGCAACCCCCTTTACACCGCGCCACCAAAGCGCGAATGGGTTTCACTGACTGATGAGGACATGGAAGCACTTTTCTTGAATGAGGACGGTGTGAGGTTTGCCCGATACATCGAAGCCAAGCTGCGGGAGAAGAATCATGGATAGAGAAGAAATAATCCGCATGGCTAGAGAAGCAGGGCTTGCTGATTCCAACGGGGTTGTTCATGCTTTTTATCAGCTTGAATACTTTGCATATCTTGTTGCCGAGCATGAGCGCGAAGCTATATGGAACTTGCTGTTTGAGTACGCAGGTAGAGATGATTTATCTGATTCAGATCAATCGCTGCTTAAACATTTATTAGATCTCATCGCAGCAAGGTGGCAAGAATGGAGTAACAAAGAAGGGGAAGAATCATGGATAGAGAAGAAATAATCCGCATGGCGCGGGAGGCTGGGATGCGCGTGGGAACAAACCTTAGCGGCGTTGTTCTTGTCGGGTCGCCTGCGGAAATAGGACTGGCGCATCTGACTATTGAGGAACTTGACCGCTTCGCCGCCCTTGTCGCCGCAGCCGAGCGCGAGGCGTGTGCGAAGGTTTGTGAGGACATGGATCACAACGGGGTGATGATTGCCGCAGACTGCGCCGCCGCTATACGAGAAAGGGGAAACAAATGAACAGAGAAGACATCATCCGCATGGCACGGGAGGCCTGTGACCAAGCACCGCGTGAGGATTGGAACTCTACTGCTTGGGTGTTTGGTGACGAAACTCTTGAACGCTTCGCTGCCCTTGTCGCTGCTACTGAACGTGAGGCGTGTGCGAAGGTGTGTGAAATCTTAGGAGCTGAAGATGACAGTTTTTATGCTGAATTTTCAAGAGCGAAAGACTGCGCCGCCGCCATACGAGCAAGGGGAGAGAAATGAGTGGCGATCACAACATGTTTCAGAAAGCCACGTCCTATTTATCTGGTAACGCGTTTTGGCGTACGCCAGAAGAAGACACACCGCCTATTGGTGTAAAGATATTGCTGTTAAACCCCGGTGGTGTGTGCATCGTTGGTACGTGGGCTGACTGGGCTGTGGCTTGGGCACCATTACCGAAAGTTCCAGAACATATTAAACAACTATTACTGGAGAGAATTACATGAGCAAGAAAGGACTGTTCGATGACATACCAATTAGTGACCCAAAACGGGATAAAGCATGGGCAGCATTTATCAGACGCAAAGATGTTAAAACTATGATGAAACACAAAGAAGAGTTCCCGTTCCCAATCGATGGGTCGTATAACTTATGGTGTATCTGTTGGGAGAAAGCTTGGCATGAAGGTTTTCGTCAAGGTTGGAAAGCAGCAGGAGGAAAAACACGTGAACTCTGATACCAAAATGAGAATCAAATCAACAGGCGAGATTGGCTACGTTGTTAAGGTAGATGAGGATGGGTTCGTGTGCTTGCGCGTCCCCTCTACCAACGGTTGGCCTTTTCCGCACTATGTGTTTCTGCCTCGCGCTCAGCTACAAGTTGTTAAGCGTGACAAGCATGAAGACTTACAAGATATTGAGGAGGCTCCGTTTTGAGAACACCAGAGGGTAAGGTCAAAGACAAAGTCGTCAAGATCCTTAAACAGTACGGGGTGTATTACTTCTTTCCTGTTACGGGTGGTTTCGGTATGTCAGGCATACCAGACATCATCTGCTGCCACAACGGACGGTTTATTGCCATTGAGTGCAAAGCAGGGAAGAATAAGACCACAGCCTTACAAGACGCGCACCTTGCGCGTATTAGGGCAGCGGGTGGCGTAGCAGTTGTTATTAACGAGGAGAATGTAAATGGACTTGCTGAAACAATCGGATGCGAATGATATGGCGCAGGAACTCTTGGCTCGTGCAGTTAAGAGAGAACTTGTTGGCATCATGATCATGGTTGACCCTGAGTCTGGGAAGTTGCAGTTGATGGGGCTCAACGCTGACATGGAAGACATGGTCAATCTCATCTTGGAAGCGCTCGACAGCGTTAAAAAAATGTATAAAGAAAACATGCACCCCGACAGGACGTTGCAATGAGAACACTTGTTGTTGATTTTGAAACACGTTGGGACAAAAAGAACTACACGCTCAGCAAGCTGACCACCGAGCAGTACATCAGGGACGAGCGGTTCAAAGCATTCGGGTTGTGCGTTAAAGAACTGGGTTCAGACGAAGATCCAGTATGGATTTCTCACAAAGATATTCCTGAGTTCGTAGCATCCGTCGATTGGGCGAGCACAGCAGTGCTGGCGCACAACGCGCAGTTTGATGTGGCGATCCTGTCGTGGCGGTATGGTGCACAACCGGCACTGATCTTTGACTCGCTGTCTATGGCACGGGCGCTGCGCGGTGTGGAGGTGGGCAATAGTCTGGCTAAGCTGGCGCAGGAGTTTGGTCTGCCGCCTAAAGGTCAGGCAGTACACAGCACAGACGGGTTGGAGGAGTTGACCCCTGAGATTGAGAAAGAACTTGCTGAGTATTGTGCACACGACACGTTCCTGTGTGAGCAGGTGTTTAACCGTCTGGTCGAGGAATACCCTGTCAAGGAACTCAAGCTGATCGACATGACGTTGAAGATGTTCACGCAGCCTCGGCTGATGCTGGACGTGGCGTTGTTGAAGGAAGCAATAATTGATGAGGAGCGCAGACGTGGAGAATTACTGGGACGACTCGGAGTTGATGACAGCGCACTGGCGAGTAGTGATCGATTTGCAGCTCTTCTACGTGGACTGGGAGTGGAGCCACCAACGAAGATCAGTAAGACCACAGGCCGATCAACTTATGCGTTTGCTAAAAACGACGCGCTGTTTCAATCTCTGCTCAACGGTGATAACGAAGAAGTTGCCCTGCTGTGCGAAGCAAGGCTCAGAGTTAAATCAACGCTCGAAAGAACCCGTGCTCAACGGTTCGTCGATATTGCATCGAGAGGCACACTGCCCGTTCCCCTTAACTACTACGGGGCTCATACGGGGAGATGGTCAGCCAGTAGAGGTTCAGGGCTCAATCTCCAAAATCTCAAACGTGGGTCTTTCCTACGTCGTTCCATTCTGGCTCCCGAAGGCCACAGCTTCGTTGTCTGCGACCTCTCACAAATCGAACCACGAGTCCTCGCATGGGTTGCCGGATACGAAGAACTCTTAAACATCTTTAGGAGTGGGCAGGACGCATACGCTGCGTTTGGTGCACAAATGTTTGGTATACCCAACCTGTCCAAGGAGAGTCACCCTGAGCTAAGGCAGTCTGCCAAGTCAGCACTACTGGGCGCAGGGTACGGCATGGGGTGGTCGTCGTTTGCTGCACAGTTATTAACAGGATTCCTCGGCGCACCGCCCATGCGGTACGACAAAGCTTTTGCTAAACAAGTTGGTGTAACAGCAGTCATAGTGCACGACTTCCTGAAAGACAAGGAAGCGATGGCGCGGCTGGAGAAAATACCACGCACCTGTACCGATGAAGAGCTGTTCGTCCATGCACTAGCTGCCAAAGCAATCATCGACAAGTACCGACGTGCAGCGCACTTGGTGACAGACTTCTGGGCAATGTGTCAGTCAGCGATAGATCACTGTCTGCTCAAAGGTGAGGAGTACACATACAAAGGACTGCACTTCAGCAAGGGACAAATTCTCTTGCCAAACGGTATGAAGCTGCGCTATCCTGACATCAAATTCTCGAAAGAGAAGGGGGTGGTTTATGGCCCCGACGAGACTAAGCTGTACGGTGGGAAGCTGACCGAAAACATCGTTCAGGCGCTAGCTCGTATTGTGATGACTGATGGAATGCTGAGAACTCAAAAGAGGTACTCAGTGTGTTTAACCGTGCACGATGAAGAAGTAGTCATCGTGCCAGATGCCTATGTCCAAGAGGCAGAGCAGTGGGTCTTGGAGCAGATGACAGTCGTACCGAAGTACATGCCGGGGATACCTCTGGCAGCGGAAGTTAGTTCAGCAAAGCGTTATGGTGACGCAAAATAAAGGAGAGTAAATGGACATACCAAAGACGATACGTGTCGGTAACAGACGCTACACCATCAAGCTGCAACACGTTGACGAGCCATACACTACCGGCTACACCGTGGACAACTTAATTGTTATAGCGTCCAGCAATAAGACTAAACACACCACAGAGAACGAACGCGCACTGACGTTCTGGCACGAGTTGACGCATGTCATCCTCGATCACGTGCGCCCGAAGTTATCCAACGACGAACAGTTTGTTGAGCACTTTGCAGAGACAATGCACCAGATCGTCAAGTCAGCGAGGTTCTAATGAAAGCATGGTCCCACTCAGCACTCAAAGATTTTGAAGGGTGTGCAAGACGTTATCACGAAGTACGGGTGTTAAAGAATTACGTACAGAAACCTACTGAGCAGATTCGCTACGGTAAGGAGTTACATAAAGCCGCAGAAGATTATGTGAAAGATAACACCCCTATACCCCCACAGTTCTTATATGTACAGCCCACGATTGATGCGCTGCTCGCTAAGCCGGGGACTAAGTACGCTGAGCATGAGATGGGGCTGACCGTAGACCTGCGCCCGTGCGGTTTCAAAGATGAGAACTGCTGGGTGCGTGGTATTGCTGACTTGTTAATCGTTGATGAAGAAAGCTTAACTGCCTGGGTGGTGGACTATAAGACGGGTAAGGACAAATACCCTGACAAGGAACAGCTCACCCTGATGTCACTCATGGTGTTCGCACACTTCCCCATCATACGTGTGGTGAAGTCTGCTCTGTTATTTGTAGTGAAAGACACAATGGTCAAGCACAAGGTCATGCTTGAAGAAGCGACGACTTATTGGCAGGACTATCGTGAACGGGTAGCGCGTCTTGAAGCAGCATTTGCTCACGATGTGTGGAACCCAACCGCAACACCACTCTGTCCGTGGTGTCCTGTTAAGACCTGCGAGTTCAATAAAGGATAACGCTATGACACAAGTTAACGGCAAACGTGATTACAAACACGCTTATAAATTACAGAAGAAATCAGGGGAAACCAAAGATCAAATTGAGCGCCAACGCGCAAGGAGAATGTATGACAAAGAAGGTATTGACCGTAACGGTAAGCACATCGACCACACCAACCCCATTCGTAATGGAGGCACTTCCACAAAAGGAAACACACGCCTCAGATCCCCAAATAAAAACATGGCTGACAACGGCAAGTGACGATGAACTGATTGCTTTGTGGGCCGCACGATATGGTGATGGATGGCGCATTTCACATTTAGAAAGCATAACGCTTCAATGGGAACAATGGGAAGAAACTTTTGATGTGGTGTTTATTAAAGAAATGTCGCGCAGAGGTTTAGTTGAAAAACACTATCACATGGCTGAACAGGCAACCCTATACAAATTAAAATGCAAATCATAGAAAATAAAGCAGTGCTACTCAGGACACGCAAGCCTGACAAATACACTGTCATACCAAGAAGTAAAAACCTCGGAGAAGTAGCGCCCGGACTACATGAAGTGTTAGTGTTCTGGGGTTTGGATGAGATGCGCGTCTTGCGCAATCTGGGTGTTAAAGCTGTGCCGTCCCCCATCAAGGCTAAATACAACTGGCCGGGAAAACTCAAGCCCTTTGCGCATCAGATTGATACCGCATCGTTCTTAACGCTACATCGTCGAGCGTTTGTGTTCAACGACCCCGGTACGGGTAAGACACTGTCTGCGCTGTGGGCTGCTGACTATTTGATGCAGAAAGGGTACGTGCGTCGATGTCTCATCTTGTGCCCACTATCTATCATGCAGGACGCGTGGATGAACGGTATAAGTAAAAGCATCATTCATCGTAGCGCTATCGTGGCACATCATCAGCAAGCGGTTCGTCGTATTGAGATGGTGCAGGGGGACTACGAGTTTGTCATCATTAACTATGACGGGTTGAACTTAATCTCTAACGAGGTCAAGGCAGACGGCAGGTTTGACCTCATCATCGTTGACGAAGCAAACGCTTACAAAAACGTCAGTACACTAAAGTGGAAAACGCTTAGTAAGTTACTCACACCACAGACGTACCTGTGGATGATGACAGGGACTCCCGCATCGCAGTCACCGCTTGATGCTTATGGGTTAGCTAAACTTGTTAACCCAACAGGTGTGCCAAACTTCTTTACATCGTGGCGTGATAAAACGATGAACAAGATCACGCAGTTTAAGTGGGCTCCCAAGAAGCAAGCAGCACAGTTAGTGTTTGACGCGCTACAACCTGCAATACGTTATACAAAAGAACAGTCTACAGACTTACGGCCCGTTCTTGTTGAAACACGTG